TTAAAGCTGCGTAATAGAATACAATTTTATTTGCGCCAGAGCTAACATCAAGAAGACCTGCACTATCTATTATATCAGTAAGAACATTAGAACTGTTACCTAATGCAGCGTAAATCTCATTAAAGTTGTCATTTATTTTATCCGCACCTACACGAAGCGTATCGCCCGTGCCGTCATTTGCAGATGAACCAATACCTACTGTTTGCTTTGCCATCTTTTATCCTTCGTCAAATGTCTGTGATGTTGAGTCTAATGTAATTGATGTGCTATCAAAAGTTGCCGCATCATCTACGACAGTGACACTACCAACTGCACTTGTCGCCGCTAGTCCAGTTACATTTACAATTTCATTTCCGGTATCAGAAATGGTTACTGTAACAGTACCAACCCCACCTTCAGCAACAAGATTGTTTGGAGGTGTTATTCCTGGTACTTCTCTAAATCCAACAGGATTGTATCCATATTGTATAGATCGTTGCTCTGTTAATTCACTCTCTGGACGAGGATCACGTAATGCTTGCGGATCTGGAAACGCTCTTGGTGGAAACAACTGTGGATGCTTTGGCTCAAACTCATCAGGGCCGACCTTTGCGCCTGTCCACTCTGTCTTCATCTCACGAAGACGATAACGGCGACCTGACCGATCTGATATACCATAAGCATGTTTACCACTAGCGTAGGCCATTAGACCCTCAGATAACTCAAACTAGGCTGCAACTTCAAAGGTGTTCGACCTTGATCCTCGTCCGCTGCACGTTGGAACTCTTCCTCATACACAGTCTTCAACATCTGTATACGATCTGGTGCTCGTTTCATTGACAGGTAGTAGGCTAACCCCGCCACCATACAAGGATAAAAACGAAAAGGCATGTCAGTAGTATTAACAAGAGCGTCAGCATCTTCTATCCTTCGTACATAATAATAACGAACCTGATCGGTGGAGTTTTCAGGAGTAGACCACAAATACATCACAGGGGTAATCTGTCGATCCAACCAAAATTGACTTGGTCTGCCCTGTGTAGACTTGTTTGGAAGTGTTGCATAATCACCACGACTAATTCGTTGAAGCTCATAATCTGTGCTGTCTCTACGAACAACCACGTCTAAAACATCAACAATGTCCGCAGCTAACGAATAAGAAGAGGTGCCTTGAGTAACAGTAAAGTTTGCTTCTTTAACAGTCCACAAGTTAAGTCCACGGTTAGCCCAGTCAGCAAACATCAGGTTCATAGACCTACGTGCCGTTTTAGCATCATAGCCTGTGCGAACCTCTAATCCGCATCTTTCGTATGCTTCTTCAATTACCTCTGCTACATCGAGGTTAAAGTCTCTTGATCCTGATGTTGTCATATCATCAACTCATATGTGGTTTCTGGTTCGTCTTAACTACGACTGCACCACCGTTTTTATAGCCTATATTATCCAATGCTTTTTGAGCATTAGGGTTTGTTTTAGCCTGTTCTCTCAGTGCTTTTATCCCTTCATTGGGAGCTTTCTTCTCAGAGTTATCCATCGTTATCCTCCTGATTATAAAGATTATCAAACACTCTATTCACATCTAGTGTATAGTCTAAATCACTTTTTGAATAGTGTATATGTTGTGAAGGTCTAAAGTCTGGTGCACCCTCACCTACTGCAAACCAAGCAGGATGTGTCACCCTCACTCGATTATTCGGTAACGCTACTATGTTCCCCGTCCATTCTCCTGCGTCCAACAATTGCATCACATGACTTTGTTTATGTTGTGCCGGATCATCTGCAATCTCACTGTTAGTATAGTCTACAGTGAACAAATATTTAGCGGGAAACATCTCGCCGTTTATTTTAGCTAACCAAGGACATGGTGTAGCTCTGTCTAGTGTGTATACTGCATGATGGTGTGAAGAGCAGTCCCAAGGCTGCGCATCATGTGTTGCCATAGGTTCGGGCCACTCCTCAAGTGGGATGTCTGCAACCAGTGCTGTGATAGGCATTCTTGCCCACATTGCACCACCATGAACGGTATCCTCTTCTTCACCTTCTGCTTCACAACCAGTAAAGATAACCTGAAAACTAAGAGACCGATTTGGAATTGTGGTTACAGCAACAACCATAGCATGTAAAAATTCGCCGTGATACTGTTCATGATTATGAGTGTATTCACGACGAACCCATGCTTTGAAGTAAGGGATGTTACTTTGTAGATAAGGCATTCTAGTTAGAAGATTCCTTTGAACCCTGAACCTGAAACTTGCGCTCCACCAACTTTGCCACCTTTAGCCATTCCCTTGGGTTTGACTTTACCACCCATCTTCATCCCTTTAGGCTTGACCTTGCCACCATTCTTCATCCCCTTGGGGTTGACCTTACCGCCATTCTTCATCCCCTTGGGCTTAATCTTACCACCGTTACGATAGCCTTTCTTCTTCATAGCCATGTGAGTTCTCCTTTCAAAACACTCTTACTAAGCCACCATTAGCCTTTTTATTCTTCCAACTAATCCGTTTCGAGGAAGTCTTTTTCTTTGCCGCAGAAGTGCACTGTGCCATTGTAGGACGACAAGCGGGATAACCTTTACGCTTCTCTCCCTTTTGACGACCACAAGGTTTTCCTGTTTTACAGTCCACCCATCCTTTACCGTCGTTTTGAGCAAACCATGTACGTAAAGAATTTTTCTTCGCCATTAGAAGATCCTTGTAGTCTTACGTCTTGATTCTGATACTTGTCCACAACCAGAGGCAATAAAACCACCGCTCTCAAACTTTTTCTTGGGTGGCCTTTTAGGGTTATTTATAGAAGAAACTATTCCACCTTCAGCTTTTTTAGTAGAGTTTCCCCAGTTTGCGGCCCCTACTTTTCGGCATTTTGATAACGCCCCCGAAGCGTAAGCGGAGGGCCATACTTTGTAACGGCTTTTTACTTTGTGATAACAAGCGTCTTTTTTGCTTTTCTTTTTTGCCATTAGTTATCCCCTTTGATGGAGGCTTGGATACTTGCTGTCGCATCTGCGCCCTTGAGATTGCCATATGTCCTCTCCATCTCTGTCTTTATATAATCAATTTGTGAGGCCATAACCTCTGTTCTTTTATCAACAGCGATTAAAGTCTTTGTGACCCAATCAGCCCAACTGTAACCAACACCTCCAACACCAATGATGAAAGTTGTTACAAGAGTTATCGTGACTTGTTTGTTCACTTTACTCACCACATTTTACAAGACCAGTACTTGGCCTTTAGTTTATCAAGAGTGCCTTTGTCACATCCATGTCTTGCACGAAATGACTTTCTGGCTTTTGGATTAGACTTTCGGATCTTCATATTAGCGTCCCCGAATCTGACTATTTTTTCTTTACCCTTGTCACAAGCCTTAACAACAAACTTCTTACCACCAGAAACCTGACGTTTCGGTTTGTTACATTTCATCTTAGACTTATCGATCTTAGCCATTTTACCCTCAGTAAAAACGGCGGCTCTTACACCGCCGTTTCTTTAACCAAAGAATCCAGTGATTGAGTCAACATTGGTAAGTGTTACATGACACTCATCATTAAAGATCATACCATGATCTGGAATGGTGATTTGATTGTCATCACTGGTGTGAAACACCATGGACAGTAAAGTTGCACCACTAGAACCATTCTTAAACACAACAGCAGGAGAACCACTAGAAGCAGTTTTTACATAAAACGCTTTTAACCTAGTTCGACCACCCTGTAATGTGCCAGTCGCCGTAGCTGTCTTTGCAAAAATAGAAGCAGCCATAATGCCCTCCTATTAGCCAAGGTTGTTGTTTTGAGCATACAAAATAGTAACGCGAACTTCACCTGCGTTTGTTGCAGCAGAGTTAGTTACAGTCAACCGAATGTCTGCTGTTCCTGTGTCTTCCCATGCTAATGCTGCGCCTGCTTGAGTAGTCGGATATTTACGACCCGCAGTTGTTCCAATAGCAAAGGTGTTAAGAATAGATGTTGCACCACCAACAGTATCTCCAACACTCAGGTTGGTAGCTCCGCTTGCTGCTGTAATTACATCAATTACACAATCAATAATCTGAGAGTTTGCAGGAATAACAACGTCTGTCACAGACGCAGCCAGTGCACCACCAGATAGATCCGCTGCAAATGTCTGAGACATTACAACTTGACCGACGTTAGCAATGTCGCTTCCAAGAGTTGTACCAGTAGTGTGCTTGATTGTTCCCGCTTTAATCGGGCCTGAAAAAGTTGTTGTACCCATGTCAATCTCCTGTCTTGGGTTAGTCAGTTGCCCCATGCAACTGTCAGGAATGATTGCATCATACAGTACTTTGATTTAATTTAAAAGACTCAATAACAGGGTAGGTAATAATGTTGGATAAACCAAAAGTTGAAAATCATGAACATTTTGAAATAGCCGATAAGATATGCGAACGTGCATTGCGTGGGATTCCGCAAGATAGATGGATAAGAGGAAACCATGAAATGAATGCCATGATAAAAGCATACATGGATTTAGTTCGAGTGATTCAAGCAATGCATGAGGAGAAAATAGAAAAGGGGCAACCGAAGTCGCCCCAATCATTACGGAGGTAATACCTCCCTATATCACAGGTTAGGCTCCAGGTGAACCAAAAATACAACGTGGGTCTGAGAACCCAAAGCTGTAACGTTCACGAGCTTTAAACCTCATGTTGCCTGTGTCGAAGTCTGCTTCCATGTTTGTGGATAGCGGAGTACGCTCAAAGTGGATCATTCCACGAGGAGCATCTGTCATGATGAAGAATGCATCAGGATCAGTTAGGAAGTCGTTAACGGCATAACCGTTTGGCAACATACCCATTGATCTTAGAGCATTTACATCATTATCCGCCGTACCAACACGAAGGTTAGATACCATCAGACGCTCTGCAACGAATTGCAGTTGTCTTGGGATAACCAACTTCATGCCACGTAAAGCAACTTTAAGACCACGCTCATCTACAAATCCTGCAATGTTGATCAAAGCATCTTCAAGAGATGTTTCGTTCAAGTCAGCAGCAGTTGCAGGTTCGTTGGCAAACGTACCACCTGAAGTAAGTGGGTGGTCAGTCGCACATAAAGCAACGCCGTCACCACCTGCGAAAGCGCCTGCGGTAAATGCATTGTTAAGAACTGAAGCAGCCTTAACTTGCTTTGTGTGTGCCATTGAACGAGCCAACGCACGAGTATAACGTGAACCAAGACGATCATATAGATTGTCTTCGATAGCTTCCTCAGTAATTGAGAATGCCAACGCTATTGTTTCGTGGTTGTAACGAGCAGTGTATGCTTCGTTAGCGTCGTCAAAATTTACTGCGCCACCTTCTGATTTAGTCGGTGCCGCTCCGAAACCAGACAACATTACTTCTTCTTCGAATGCTCGATCAGAAGATTCTGTTGTATAGATCTCTGCATGTTGGTTTTCGTACCTATCGTACTCCATACCAAACAAGGCGTTGAGACCTGGTTCCAACTCTTTCGCTAATTGTGCGCGAGATATAGCCATAAGTTAGTCTCCTTATACGCCAGTAGTCGATGGAGTTCCGGCTGCAATCGCACCATTTGGTGAATTGAAGCTGTTATTCAATCGAACAATTAAAGGAATACCCGCAGCAGTGAAGTCACTGTTCTCAGGATCATCTTGAATACCGATGATACGGAGATGCAATGCTGCTGTGACAGCGATAGTTCCGACAGCTAACTTAGCTGATGAGATACCAGTGGTTGTTGAACCAGAAGCACCTGTAGCAAAGTTTGCGTTTGCGAACACATGTCCTCGCGCAGTCGCCTCACTGGTTAGTGTGCCGTCTGAACAGATAACAAATGATTGCAAAGGGTTGTCGTAAATAAAGGCTTTGACAGGGAAATTAGAATCCGCGCCAGAACCGGGCCAGTAATTAGAAAATATTTTTTCACCAGTAGTGGACGAAACGTATTCACAACCGCCGAAAACACCTAAAAGACCTACAGAGCCACCCGCAGCCGCGCCAACAATGTCAATAAAGCCAGTTGATAGCGGGATTACAGGAGAGCCTTGATAGATCGCGTTAGTGTTTCCAGAGGCAATACGATACTCGGTCGCACCAGTGGTGTTAGCAGCCTGACCGACTACTCCAATCGGACGTAGTCCGAATGCACCGTTAGTGTTTGCCATAGTAGCAATCCTCTATATTAGTCGGAGTCGCGTTCGCGGCCTCCGAAGGTTACACGACTTTGCCGACTATTAGAAATCGGCATCGAAGGATGTTGTTCCTTCATCAAGTCCTGATCCACAGCAGTCATTTGTTCGCGGGTTCGGCCCCCGTAATACTCGTTTCTCTCATGCGCTGTCTCTTCAGGTATGCGACACAGCATCAGTCCACCTTGTCCGATCACTCCCTGATATTTGCCATCATCGATGACAGGAGCTTCATAGTGAGGATACTCATCTGCACGAACGGGTTCCCATCCTTCACGTAGTTTAGCATGGACGTTCATCTTGTCCTCTTCGCCACGCATTGCAATTCGTATCCATCGATGCACAAAACCCGTTGGGGCTTCTGGTGCTTCAAGGTGACTGGGCGGTGCCCATGGTTTTCTGCGAGATTCTGCTTCTCGTGTTTCGCTTTTACGCGGTGTCCTATCAGCCATTTCTTACTCCTTCACGTATTTGGCGTATTCTTCAAGAGGTACGCCCAGTTTCTTCGCAATTGCGACCTGTGAATGCGATAACTTGACCGACCTGCGCCCCTGTTTGGTACTGCGGGATGCGGAGGAATTAGCAGAAGCGACCTGGGTTCCTCCACCCGTTTTCTTAGCCGCTTCAAACTTGTGAGGGAACTCACTACGAATACGACTATCAATCTCACTATAGTATTCATCACTCTGCGGGTCAAACCCTTCTTCTTCAATAAGTTGCTGATGAATAGCAAAAGCTGCTGTTGTCATAACCCTGTCTTGCCCAAACCACTCGTTTTTGGTTGCCCAATCTTCTGCTCGTGGATCTGGTTTTGCTGCGGGTTGTTGCTGTTGTGCAACAGGTTTTGCTGCGGGTTCTTGTTTTTGAACCTGCACCTTGGCCTGTTGGTCTGCTTTTGTTTTTGCAGACTCATACCGTTGTTTCTCAACTGCAAGTTTAGAAATCAACTCTTGAGCCTCAATCATCTTATCTGTATCGCCGCTCTCGTGAGCTTCTTTATACATCTGTTTTGCAGAAAGAGATTGGGACTCTAAACGATTACCGTATTCGTTTAAGTAACCTGAATCCAAAGACTGAACTCTAGTCTTTAGTTTCTTGTTCTCTTCTATCAATTGTTGAGAAAGTCTAACAGCTTCTGCTTTATCTCGTTCTTCTTGACGATACTTTTCAGTCAGCTTTTTTATGCGATTCTGAACACCCTTGCTATAAGACTCTAGTTCATCTTCCTGAGTCTTCTCTTCTTTTACAGGTTCTTCTGTCTCAACTTTAACCTCTTCTGAAGAAGTCTTCTCCTCCTCTTTCGGAGCCTCTTCTTCAGGGGTTTCTATAACTATTTCTTCTGCAACTTCGTTTTCTTCTGCCATGACCTATTTCCTTACACTTGTTTGACATCATCAGGTTCAAGAATCGTAGCAATGACTTCATCATCATTGATTATACGAACCTCACCACCATCGATCTTGAATCGAGAACCAGAGTAACGACCAATGCAAACCCATTGACCCTCCTTGCACCATGGCTCACTCTTGGGTCCAAACTTATCTGGATCCTTGTAAGCTAACGGGCCGAGCTTCATCACGTATGCTACAGTCGTAGCTACAGACTCACGCTCTCGCACTTCATCAGGAATATATAAGCCACTCGCAGTTTTAGCTTTGCCCTGATACGGCATAACTAAAACCCGCCAACCAGTTGGTTGCGGGAGCCTTTCGAGTAACGGTTTGTCTAAGAGGGACGGGTCTAGCACCCGTTCATTAGCGTCAACATATGCGCTATTCAAAGAATCAGAGGACTTAACCTCTTCTTTTTCTTTGTTCATTTTCTGCGCAAGATGTTCAGGAAGATATAAAGTCTTCGACATCGTCTACGTTTTTCTCCAGCAGGGACTTAATTTCCTCTCGAGCAAAAGAGAGTCCCCGTATCTCTCCTACCGACATTTTATACTGCTCCCAGTCCTTAACAGAACCGTGAGAAAGAGCACTTGAGATATCCTGTTCGCGCTCTTCTAATTTTTTATACAAATATTTAGCTAAGTCAACAAGATCCATTAATACGTTTTTCCCCGGTTGGGATTGTATCTAACATCTCCACCCATAGCAAACTCCTCTGGCTCACCACGCTTCTTACGTTTTAACGTATTGTTGCGTCCTTTGAGTGTGTTGTATTTGGACGTTGGATTCTTCTTTTCATCCGTCATAGCTTCTGACAAAGCATCCTCAATAGATTTCTTTGTTTCTTCTGTTATCCCAGGGAACGATTTTTCCTTCCCTTTCTTTGCGTGTCTAGCAGAAAACCCTGATGTACGTCTTAGTTTTGTAGGTGCTTGCATGAGATTCTCCTCTAACTCAACCACTTATATATCTTCTTAGTCTCTTCTCTACGATGCTTCAAACCATTATACCCACCGTTCACTTTTTTTGTGATAGTCTTTATAACATCGTCGTTAACACCCTCGTCACAAATCTCCCAAAGTTTGTTCCTGTGAAAGAACCAAATGGCTGATTCCATGGGATATTTTGTGGCAACAAGGTCAGGATCTTTCATAACCTCGGGTAGATCCATGTCCGCTGCAAACTGAGAATAGTTATTTTTGCCCGTGCACTGAAGAAAACCTCGGCCTCGGTACAACCATCCTTGTCCCTCATTCCCCATCCTGTCACCATATACACGGTCAGCAAGGGCTTGCGGGTTCCTAGCACAACTCTCAGCATCACTTTCTGTTTTAAAGTATTTACCAAAAACTGCTAATACAGATTCTTTGCTGTAGTTTAAGTTCTCTTCTACATACCTAAACGTACCGCTCTCGTGCACAAGTTGCCCAAGAAAATGTGCCCCACGTTCTGGATTCAAAGCATAGTGATGACAAATTTTTCTTGCAGTATTAGGGCCGAATGCACCATCAGGTGTGGCTCCAATCTTTTCTTGTAGATTTTTTAGTGCTTCACTCATTTACAACCTCTTTTGATCCACAAACACGTTCATACACCATATCATCTGTATAAGCTTCTGCCCACTTGTTTTCAGTGTAGGTACAGAAATACCACAAATCATTTACGTCCGCATTTAGAAGATCTATGATGTCTTGTTGCGCTGATGTTTGTCCCTGAAGGTGTTCGATGTCGTGGACGATGTTGCTA